TCGCCGAGCCCTTCCAGGTCATCAACAAACCGTTTTGCGGTAACACCATCGCCGAAAAATCCGCCGCCGATGGGATCATAGATCAGTATCTCCGCTTGCCCTGGTCCGCGTGCTTGCACTTTGATCATGCTCTCATCCTCGCTTTGAGCCGCGCAGCGGGTGCCGGCGGTTGTTGTGGTTCATCTGGCACCGGCTCACTGGTCGTGGCGGTCGGCAGACCCAGTCGCTCACGTTCCTGCTGGTCCTGTAGGATTTCACGATTAACCTGGTCTGGATTGCCACCACGTTCGCGGATGCTCTGCGGCCTGCTCTTCCACATCCGATCCTCTGCAATCTCGTTAGCCTGAGCCTCTTTTACTGGATCAATCCACGGCATCGGCGGCGGCGTGTGGCTGGCGTTGAACAGGGTTGCAACGTCGATATCAGTAGGTATTTTTATCGCGCCGGTAGCCCTTACGGTATCTATGAATCCATCCCACACGCGCTGGCAGAATCGGAAACAAAACGTGCCGGTCAATGTGCGGTAACTGACAAACTGCTCCACCAATTCCTGCCGCTGTGCGCTATAGGTGCCGCTGTAATTTTTCGACAGGCTCGAATAGCCCGTCATCATTCCCGATGCGGCGGAACGTAGTTGCGAATCCCGGAACGGGATCAGGGCATTGTTTGGCCGATTCGGGTTTATGGTGCCGATATCCTCACCGGGCAACAGATCGTCCATGATCATGCCTGGCACAAATTCCATGGACCGCTGCACGATATTGCCGCTGGCATCAGTAGATGGCTGATACAGGTCCGGCGTGCCCTTTTTTATGTAGCCCGCCATCGCCGCGGCCACTCTGGCAGCAACCCGCTCGGACTCGTCTATTTCCTTGATGTCGTCCATACGCGCAAGGGCTGATGCGAACACAGAAATACCGCGCACCTGATGCAACCGCTTGGTCATTTTCAGCTGGTACAGTCGATCGGCAGAAACGCGCTTTACGTCGATGTTCAGTCTCATGTTATCGCCCGGGTGATCTTTGTACACCCAGTACGCACGCGGCCTGCCCCAGGTGTTCAGCTCGACGCCTTGCACGATGGACCGGCTCAAGTCATTCAATTCCAAGGGTACAAAATCCGCTTCCAATGCCTCTAGCGAATAGGGCAGCACAGTGCCGTGATCTAATCCCGGGACTGGCCCTATCAATTGCTGCCAGAACACATCACCGTCCCGATACCAGGACCGCGCAATCAATCGCTGCAGTGAGTAATAATCCAGTTGTTGCGTGACCTCAGGCGTATGAATCCAGTCGTCCCACAATCTCAGCAGAGCCCGGTTGAAATCCTCTGCAGGCTGTCCGTCCTTCAGTTCTACCTGCGGTTCCGGCTGAATCCCGACCCCGATAGTATTTGATACCAACACGTCCAGTGCGCCTGAAGCGATGTCCAGATTCTGTTCCATGTTGCGCGCCATCGTGCGCAATGTCGCGGCAGATCGTTCGTTCTCCGCATTGGCACTTTTTTTGTCCCGGCTTTCCTTGCGCAGCCGGCTGGGTTTTGCTACCTCATATTCAGCCCAGGCTTTATAGGCAATGCGCGCCTGCGCCCGCTTGACCGCCCAACGCGGAGAAATCGAGGCAATAACAAATCGGTCGAGCCAATTCATGCATGGCTCCGGAAATCAGCCAGAGCATGACCGTGACGTGATGCGCCTATGGCGGTCCGTTTGAGTTCAGTGACCAACCGCGCCCAATAGTTAATCTGCTCGGTCAGCTCTTGCGCGCTGCGATAGGTCACGCTGCGCTCACCAAAACGCACCGTCAGAGTTTCACCGGCAGAAGCCGTCAACAGTGCATCGAGCTTTGCTTGCGCCTGCGCTTGTGTAATCGCTGTCGTCATCGCTTCATCCACGAGTTATGGGGTTTGACCCAGCGGCTTTTCTGCCCGGGTCCTCCAGTAGAGGGCTGGTGTTCTGGCACCTGCAGCCGCTGGCTGTTGGTGGCCAGGTTAATGCCGAAGTGCTGCTGCAGGATTCGGATCGCGGCCAGCGAGTACACAGAGCAGTCAGTGGCTTCGTTGCGGCGTTTCTTGGCATCCCACACGAGCTCGGCCACACCCGCCCGGTAGCGTTTGACCTGCTCTTCCGCCGTGACCTGTGCAAAATATTCGCGATCAAAGGGATCACTGTTCGGTTGCGGCCCCTTTATCGGCCAGTGCACATACCCAGGTCCTGGCTCCAAGATCTTGTAGCGCTGATACAGCAACGTTTTTGCTGTGTCAGTTCCGACCTCGGTGCCGTAGCAGCCGGCTTTATCCCGCTTGCGCGGCATCATGGCTACCGGCCGGTGCCGGTACTTTGAGCCATGGATGGGGATCAGCTTGCGAATGCCCATCCGCTTGGAGAACCGATTAACCTCATCTGTGTAATGCCCGCCCTTGTCCTGGCACGACAGCAAAATTCCCAGCATCGTGTCATCTTCACGACGATAGGTTCGGCCCAGCAGTTCCGCCAGTTTGTTCCAGATTGTTTGCCGGCCGGGATCTCCCAGCAGGCGGATGTAATCAATGCTCCAGCGTTCTTCACCCAGCCCATAGGCGTCAATCTGAACCTCTACCCGATCGTCCTGGGTGTCGATCCCGGCGACCAAATACAACCCACCGGCCGGGATCTCCGCCGGATAGTGTTCCCGCCTGGCATACAGCAGCTCATCGTTGGCCCGTTCAGATTCGTCGTCCTCCCACGTCTCACCGAGGGTGGTATTGACGAATGTTTTGAGCTTGCTGCGGTCTTTTGACGCCGCGATGAACTCACGCACCAACAGCGACCAAGCCACCAAGCCGGCAACTCCGGTCCACAGGTGGAATGCCACGTGCAACGGGGCATCAACCGGCTTGTTCTGGCTCGACTGGAACACCCCATCCCGATCGATCCAGATCCCGGTCTCGGAGATCCAGCGCCCCCGGTCCCGGGCTTTCAAATAATCCCCATAGGAGAACAGAGCCCCGCAGGATTTGGTGTTCTCGCACAGGTAGCGGACCGTAGCAGGATCGTTGTTGACCCACTTGAAGCCCATCGGCTCAGCCTTACCGCCCCAGCGCAGCGACTGCTCATGTCCACAATGGGGACATTTCACGTGGAACCTGAATCGCTCGTCTGCCCGCTCGTATTCGGCTTCGATCAGACAACCACCGTCTTCCGGTGGCCCTTTCTTTTTGGGCGTGGATCCACGCACCGATTTGGGGAATGTGGCGCCCTCGATGCGCTTGTCCCCCAGTGTAATGGGGTCACCCTCGTTCTGGATGTCGTGGTCAAACCCGGACAACTCGTCGTAGTAAACGACATCCTTGGAAATGCGCCGGTAGTTCTTGCCGGCCTTGCCGCCACGGATATCCAGCGTCGACCCGATAAACACCTTCTTGCTCAGGGTGTTGTATTTCGATTTGGTCGCGTAGTACGGGAACACGCGCTGCACCGACACGCAGTCCCGCAGCATCGGGTCGATTTCGTCCTTGGTGAAATCTTCTGCATCCTGGTCAACCGGCAGAAACACCACCTGGTTGCGCTGCTTGTGTTCGGCAAAATAGCCAATTGCGGCGACTTCCATTTTACTGAACCCGACCCGGGCCGACTTCATTACGGTGACGGAGCGGATATCATCATTGCTGATGCAATCCATGATACCGATCTGGTAGGGCAGATTCTCCCAGCGCCCCTGGATATAGCTGCTCTCGGGCGACAGGTAGAAGTGCCGCTCGGCCCATTCGCTCAACCTGAGCGGTAATGGTTTCTCCAGAGAGCGCAGCCCCCGCACCAGGGCTTTATCGATCTGGCGATTCGTTCCGCTCGTAGTACTCATCGAGATCCACGGTCATTTGCGAGGCTGCGTTCTGGGCTTTCACAATCTCGCGCCGGATAGTCTCGATGTTCGAGGCTGTCAATTTGGGATTCCGCTTCTTCAGTTGCGAAGGCAGAGCATCGAGAATCGCGCTGATCTGCCCGCCGGCCTTGCCGATCACCCACTCGATCACGTCCACCGGCGCCAGCTCTTTGCGCAGCTGCGCGTTTTTGAGCTCCTGGCCCTCGGCCTGGGCTTTTGTAAGCCGCAG